CATCGGACTCGGTAAGCCGCACGGATTTCAGGGAGAGCGAAGATGGTGGAATTGGTGTTGGTGGACGCAATAACCGCCAACGCCTGACCCGCTCCCATGACAACCCCGGCTGGGATCTGGATAGGGAACTCGATCGCTACCGCCGTGGTATCGGTTGCTGGAATGTAACCAACCCACGTATTCAAATATAGCCAATCGTCCCTCTGTGCGTCCCCTGTTGTGGCCGGGTCGACAAACTCCCAGGTATTGGTAGCAGTCGATGACTGCTTAACAACACAGATGCCTACGAACAAGTCGTAAACACCTGGTGCCCCGGGAGTGTAAAAATACACTGAACCATGCACTGCGATCACCTCTACCATACCAACTGTGGGAGGCGTATTTCCCCCCAATGACACCGCTGGCAAGGTGATCAACTGGAATTGAACTGGTGCACCCAGGATAACACTTGAGCCAGTCGATGACGCCCACGAGCTACCTGCTGTTGCTGGTCCGGCACCAACTTGAATGGTACCACCCACTTGCCAATTCATCCCACCGCCAGAGCCCATACGTGCCCTGGAACGTCTACGGCGAGCCATGAAGCCTCCTTTATGCCCCAACAAACATAACCCGTCGCCTGGAGAAACGGCGCGGGACAAACCCGGAATGGGGCGTCTTCCGGAAGTGACGGAAGGACGCTTCTGAAGAAGCGTCGGACAATGGTACCGTTAGATCGGGGCCATCGAGCTTAACAGACGGGACCAAAGACAACGGATTAACATCGGAGTTAGGTGCAGCCCACTCCTGAATGGTGTTGCCGATGGGTCGACCCGCCCATGTGGAGGCGGAGTCAGCGTAAGCCTCAGCTGCCCACTTGACGCCTTCCATCGCCAAAGCGAACAGATAAACATATGGACCGGCACGCGTGGCTAAAGAACCCCCTTGACTCCACGTACCAAAGGTTTGTGACCACTGGTACGCTGAATAAACTGCATCACCATAGTCAACTGGCCCATAAAATCTGGCCAGATTCTGGGGGTTGTAATCTTGTAACCTCTCTAAACGACTCACTTTCATAAAGCCTCCAATTACATTAGGGAACGACATGACCGCCGCTTCCACAGTGCGGACAGATAACTGACGTATTGACCGTGAAAAACTGCTCGCCACATCGTGGACACTCCACAGGGACCCAGTACATGGACGCCTTCCCACTCAAGGATAGGGCCATGAGCCAGACAAAACCCAACCACACGACCCAGATCAGGAAGAGCGCAAATATGACCCAAAGTAGAACGTCCATAAAACACCTTTACAAATGACAGTGTTGGAGAATCACGCCTTTACGTGAGAAAGTTGGCACATGGTTTGAAAGACTTCAGTCTGTCCAAGCCCTTCAACCGCCACTTTATTCCACTCATACTTTCGACTCAGAGCTGCCCGGACATTTTGCAACAGGGTGACATCACCCCGCAAAACGGCGGTTATAAACCGCGGAATGCCCGGCGCCCGGTCAAACAACCATTTACACGCATTCCTAAAATCTGGATGAAAATGCGCGTTTTGTAGTTGTTGTAACCACCGTACTGCGTCATACATTTCTTGATCATCCCATTTCTTGTTGACGTCTTCATACGACATCATACCATTGAGAACACGCATGAGGGGACGAACCCCAACCAGCACCCCGTCAACATGAAATCCAACATGGTGACAGTTTTGTAAGAACTGCACCTCCTTGGAAGAAACGAGGCTCTTCTCAACAGACAGGACCATACCGAAATCAGAGCTCAGTCTCCTTGAAATCTTATCGTGGTTCGTTCCTACAAAGGAATAAACACCATCGTCACCTTGCACAAGCGCATGCGTGACGCGGCCACGGTCGCGTGCCGCAGCATAATGAACCACCCAAAGATTTACAAGACTGTCTATCAGGTTTGTTAGGACAGAACCTGACGGCACACCACCCTTACGGCCCTCCCCACTTATTATTTCACGCTTCTTAGTGGGATGGGGGATGATAATGCCACACCCATTGAAGACCCCTGAGAGGTAAACAATCATAGGGTGCCAACGCCGGTTAAACCACTCGCAGATCAAACTAAAAACCCTCCGAATCACTTCTGGTGGTATCGAAGCGTCAAAATTTGAAAAATCGACAGAAACGAGTGGATGCCTCGAGCTACGCATAAGACGTGTGACCGCGAGATTCACAGCGGTTTCAGGATCTTCCGCCCATGCTGCAAAGACTGCATTTCTTCGCAAAACCTTAAAAAGGGGTATCTGAATCATCTTTTCAAGGTTACCAATCACACGGCTACATTGAAAAATAGCACGAGACTTGCAGAATTTCCCTAAACCACGAGGTTGGCCCCGAAAACCAACAACTGCCGGGTAGAAGTAAATTGACTCGTGTGGGAAGTCAGCAGTAATAATTCCTGCTGACAACGCTCTGACCTCAGCCAGTCGCGTCCTATCAGAACTAAAAACCGGCCAGCCCAATCCAGTCTTGCCCAGGAAGGATTCCTCAGCTACCCGCAAAGAACACGGGTTTAGTAGCCCTTCAGTGGGATTGTACAACGCTCGGACCGCAGCATCGGCATAGTCTAGCGCGTCACCATCGGACATATCACATGGATGGTGGGCAAAATTGCGACGGACTTGTGACTCCATAGAAACACCACGGTCATCCATCGTAAAGAATGACGGGCGATAGGAGTAACTACCGTGTCCTGCCTTGGAACGCTCTTCCGCTGCCAAATGTGCGGGGAGCTCGATCATACTCATGGAACGCTGTAGTGAGTCAGCAACTTTTAGTCGAGCTGCATCTTGCAATCCGTCACCGGATCGTTCAATTAGGCTAGACACGAAGTCCTTCTTACACCCGCGCCGCACAAGTCCCAGACCGCTGTCCAACGTTTGGACAGCACGCTCGTCTGGTAATACAGGTTTCCAGGTCATGAAAACCCCTCCAACAATAAGCCCCCACTGGTGGGGACAAAGTTCCCC